GCTCAGTTCATTTCCAATTCCTGGAATGGCATTAAAGGCACCATGACAAACTTACTAAATAGTATCAAATCTGTCGTTAGTAATGTCTGGAATAGCATTAAGTCCACGATTAGTTCCATTCTATCTAGTATTGGCTCAACGGTATCTTCCGTTTGGAACGGAATGAAGGCTACTATCTCAGGTGTCCTAAGTGGTATTTCAAACACAGTGTCCTCTGTCTGGAATGGGGTCAAATCGACCATTACAAATGCCATCAATGGGGCAAAAAATGCGGTCTCTTCAGCCATCAATGCCATTAAGAATCTCTTTAACTTCAAGATTAAGTGGCCACATATTCCTCTTCCGCACTTTAGTGTGTCAGGTTCTGCCAATCCCCTTGATTGGTTAAAAGGTGGCTTACCTAAGATTTCCATTCAGTGGTACGCCAAGGGTGGGATTCTGACTAAACCAACGGCATTTGGTATGACAGGGAACAGCTTGATGGTTGGAGGAGAAGCAGGACGTGAAGCAGTTCTACCTCTTAATAACCAAACTCTTGGCAGTATCGGACGCAGCATCGCAGCCACCATGCCTAGCAAGGGAACAACCATAACGGTCAATATCACAGATGTTGTGATTCGTGAAGAAGCGGATATGAAAAAACTAGCCGATTATGTAGCTGGTCGATTAGCTGATGAAATGGCACGACAAGCCTTACTGAGAGGAGGAACAGTGTGATTAAACATAATGAATTAGTACTGAATGGAAAAGGCACCTCGTCTTTTCCTTTTAAAGTTCTTGTGGAAGATAGACCGAGTATTCAAGTGCCACGGTCTAAAACGCAACTCCTAGACCATCGTGGGTTGAGTGGGGCGATTGTTCAAACCAATAAGCATCGTGAAGTGATTGAGAAATCTTACCGCTTGTATCTGATTGGTGCGAGTGAGAAAGAGGTCAATGAGTTCTCGGCTTATCTCATGCAGGAAGGATTTTGGCTAGAAAGCGAACGCCTTAAGCTCACTAGGCTCTGGTGTTACCGAACGGATAGCTTTGACATCAAACAGGATGACCATGATGTGTATGTGATTGATGTGACCTTTATCTGTCACCCCACTCGCTTTTTTAAGAGTGGGGATAGGCAAGTTTTGAGTGCCAATGGTGTGTTAAAAACACAAGGCTCTGCCCTTGCCTTTCCTAGCATTACCATAACTGGTCAATCCGTATCAGAGACTTCGTTTACAGTAGGTGACCAGGTGATACGGATTGAGAAATTTACAGAGCCTCTTGTTATGGTGAATCACCCAGACCGTCCTAGTTTTAAGACCCTATCAGGGAAAGCTGTCAAGTGGTCTGGGGACTTCATCACGATTGATGCTAGTCATCCAACACAATCTGTCGGAGTGATTTTAGGCAGTGGGATCTTATCGCTTACTTTTGAAACGAATTGGGGGTGGGTGTGATGCTTTACTTACTTGATGGTCAAACAAGGACAGCGAAGTGGAACGGCCAGCCCCTCTTTGAAGCAGTAAGTGCGACGGTAGAAGAAAAGTTGAATGGCACCTTTCAGCTTCGCTTAACTTATCCCATTACAGATTCAGGTGTTCATGAAACCCTTAGAACAGATGAATTGATTTTGTGTCCAACTCCAGATTTAGGAAAACAGCTCTTTCGTGTTAAGCAGGCAAAAATTCAAGACGATACGGTAGAGCTTGAGTGCTCTCACATTTCTGATGATGTGATGAAACGTCAAATTAAGCCCTTTTCTGCGACTAATACCACCTGCCAATCAGCCCTTATGAGGATGGTTGAGGTTTGTCCATCTGATTTAGGACTTTTTAGCTTTGACAGTGATGTGACGGAGCGTCATACCTATGTGTCTGACGAAGACTTGACACTTTATCAAGCTCTAATGGATGGTAAACATTCCATCCTTGGAACCTGGGAAGGTGAGCTCGTTCGTGATAACTTTCAGCTGATAGTTAAGAAACACCGTGGCAACGATAAGGGAGTTATTCTCACAAGCCATCACAATCTGAAAGCTTTTGAGGATAAGGGTGATTCTGAGAAGGTCATTACGCGCATCTATGCGACCTCAACCTTTCAGATAGAAGGTAGTGATGAGGCTACCGTTCTTTCTGTCGTTGTGGAAAGTCCCCTCATTAACCAATACCCTTATATCTATGAAGCACGGTATGAGAATAACACGCTTCAGACAGAGGAAGAATTACGCCAATGGGTGATGGCTAAGTTCACACATGAGCACATCGATCACATCTCTAGACAGATAACCGTTGAAGCTTATCAGCTTGATGGTCAAGAAGTCCATCTTGGAGATACAGTCACTCTTAAAAGTCAAAAGCACAAGGTAGATGTTAAGAAAAAGGCAGTTGGTTATACCTTTGACGCTCTAGAAGAAGTGTATCTTTCGGTGACCTTTGATGATGAGGTTAGCTTTACAACCTCTGGATCATCTGGGCCCCATTCGCTAACCAGTGCGGCTAAGACCATTCTTGATGTCCATCAGTCGGTTACAGAACACCGTGCGTCTAAGGAGCGAGCTAATTTTAACAAGGTCTTTGATAGGCACTTTGAGCGTCTTCAAACAGAAGTTGAAGATGGTATCGCTAAGGCCGAAGCAGAAGGCGAGCGTTCTGGGAAGAAAGCTGCCCTTGATTATCTGGCAACGGATGCCCTTGAAGCACGAGTCGCAGCCCTTCAAAAAGCTACGATTGATGAGTTGACCGTCTCTAGTTCAGCATGGATGACAAGGCTTGTCTCCCAACAGATTCTATCAGAGTATGTGAAGAGTTTAGAGGTCGAGGCAGACAGGGTCGTTATTCCAGGTCAACATACCCCAGTCTTTAGTTTGGATAGGGATGGGAATCTTTCCATTGATACGCCACTCTTAAAGGTGAGAGGGGAAAGTATAGTGACACAAGCTGATCTTAAAACCATCTCTTTAACTCCTGGACCAAAGGGTGATGCTGGAGCAGATGGGGTCGGTATTCAATCAAGGGAGCAGTATTACTTAGTTTCTGCACAAAAGACTGGTCTTACGACAACAAGCACTGGTTGGAGTAAAACGATTCCTTCTCTAACTTCAACCCTTAAGTATTTGTGGAATTATGAAAAAACCACGTTCACCAATGGCTCAACGACAGTCACAACGCCTGTTGTCATCGGTGCTTATGGGGACAAGGGTGTGGATGGAAAGGCTGGTAAGGATGGAAAGACCCTATACACTTGGCGCATGTACGCAGATAGTGACAAGGGAGATGGGATTTCTGCCGTCTCAACGGGCAAACGTTACCTCGGACTAGCAGTTAATAGGGAGAGCGCAACGCCTTCAACCAATCCTAGTGACTATACCTGGTCGTCCTTTTTTGAAGGAACAGAACTCGGTGGGCGCAATTACATTGACGATTATGCCATGAAAGCGATGACTTTTTCATCTGTTACCTCTGAGTGGAAGAAGGAGGTAATTGAAGATACGAGTTCAGTTAGTGGCGTGACTGTGAAGATGACCTGTACCAAAGCAGGTACTGGCGGCTTTCATCGGAACTTCCATGATTTACGAAGTCGAGTTGGTGCTAACATGACGTTTAGTATTGATCTCAAGGCAAGCAAGACGGTTAGTCTTACCATCGGAAATGAACTGAGCGGTACTAAGGTTGTTCAAGTTAGTTCTAGCTGGCAGCGGTATTCGGTGTCTTGGAAAGTTACTAGTGCCCAGAATCATTCCTATGTCTTTTACCTGAAGTCAGGAACATGGGTGGTGGGAGATGTGGTTTATCTTCGAAATGTTCAACTAGAAGATGGCAACGTTGCTTCAGCTCCAGGACTATCTTTGAATGATCTTATCGCCCAGATTGATGCCAAGGCAGATAATGGCTTCATGAAGCAGCAATTAGACCTTCTAACTGAAAAAACAGAATCTCTCCGAGTGGATCTTGAAGCAAGAGCGTTGGCAAAAGAAGTGGCCGATTGGCTCAAGTCTTATAAAGAATTTGAGAAAAATAATGAAGCCGTCCTTGCGCAATTTAATCAAGACTTTATTGATAATACAGCTCGTATCGCAGCGATTGAAGCCGATCTTAAAGCCAACAGTCTCTTGCTTAACTTTGTGAATACTTATCTGAGAGCTGGTGATAATGGGGTCATTATTGGTAAGAAGGATAACTCTGAGGTTATCGAATTAACCCCACAAGGGATGATGATTAAGTCAGCTGGTAATGCCGTCATGACGGTGACAGCTGGTGTCATTAAGATTCATCATGGGGTATTTGTGGAGACCTTACAGGTTGGTTATTATCGACTAGAAGCCGCAAGGCATAATGCTAAGCATTTGGTTTGTCGTTTTATTGATGCCAAGTAGAAAGGAGACTTTATGGCAGATTATGGTTCAAATAATGATAGGGGCTATACCCTACTTTTGCGAGTGGAAGAAACAGGCACTTCGACCGCTAATAACACATCTACTGTTCGAGTCCAACTCTGGCTAAAGAATGGTTATACGACCTTTGGGATGTATGACTGTAGGGCAAGTGTGACTATCAATGGGCAGACACTTTCTTGGTCAGGGCGACCAGATATGTACACGGCTCATAGTTCCCTTCACTTGATTGATAAGACCATTACTGTGCCGCATGATTCTAATGGGTCAAAAACCATCAGTTTTTCTGCGACCTTCTCAGGATCTGGTGGTTGGTCACCTGGCACCTTAAATACAGGGTCACAAACGCTACGCTTAAGTGATATCCCACGGTCATCGAGTGCTACAGTTTCTGGGAATATGATGGGACAAGCCGTAACCATAACGATTAAACGTGCCAGTAGTGATTTTACCCATAACATGACCTGGCATTTTGGCAGTCTAAGCGGCACGATTGGAACAGGCATTGCGACCTCTGTAACGTGGATGCCTTCGATTTCTCAACTAGCAACTCAAATACCAAATAGCACCTCAGGTAATGGGCATTTAACGCTGGCCACTATCTATGGTGGTAAGACAATAGGTTCTATGACAATTCCCATTACCCTCAACCTACCGACGTCAGTTGTTCCAACCTTGGGCAGTATTTCTATTTCAGAATCCCATGCCACTGCAAAAACGATTTTAACTGGCACCAGTTTTGCCCAGTTGGTGTCCAATCCTAAAGTGACCTTCAATCAAGGAGCGGGTATTTACGGATCGACGATTCCTTCGACGGGTTTTCGCGCAGAGGTCTTTAAGTTTGAGAACAATCAGTGGGTTCAACTTCAAAATGTCACTAGTAGTAATAACGGACTATTGGGTGGAATAAACTGGATTGGTCGAGCTAAGGTCTCTGCCTATGTGACCGATTCGAGAGGGCGACAAAGTGCTCGAAAAGAAGTGGAGATAACCCTATTAGAGTATTTCAAGCCTATCTTTTCATTCTCAGCGGTTCGAGCTGGTTCTAGTATGAATCAGGTGACGGTCATACGAAAGCTTAAGATTGCCCCTTTAACCATCAATAGTGTCCAAAAGAACAAGGCGGCCTTGACATGGGAAGTAGTCGATTTAGCAAGCGGTCAGAAGGTCACAAACGCTGGTGGTGCCGCCAACTGGACGTCAACTACGGAACACACAAAGACCGATTTCCAAGCTATTTTAGGTGGCACCTATGATACCACCAAATCCTACACCATTATTGGAAGGCTAGAAGATCTCTTTTACTCCACGACCTTTGAATTTACCATTGGTCCAGAAAAAGTTGTCTACGGCTTAAGTTCATCTGGTATGGGGATAGGGAAAGCCTGGACAAGAGGCGTGCTCGATGTGGATGGGAGCTTACCTGCTTATTTTGACGGGGACATTTATATGAAGAATAAGAAACTTCTTGATATTTTCTATCCAGTGGGTGTTATTTACGAGTCAACTTCAAGCTCTAATCCCTCAACATTTATGGGAGGCACTTGGGAGCGGTTTGGCAACGGTCGGATCTTGGTTGGTGTGTCTGAGAATGAAAGTGAGTTTAATAGCGTCAATCAGTCAGGTGGTAGTAAGACACATACCTTGACCATTGATGAAATGCCATCTCACTCACACGCTCAGTATGTGACGGCTAACAATGGTTCAGGAGCTGTTCGTCGTGACTACTCTTCAGATGGCAGCTCTACGATTTATCCGCAAGGAAATAACACAGGAAATACTGGTGGCGGTAAGCCACACAATAACTTACAACCTTACGTCACGGTTTACCGTTGGCGTAGGGCAGCATAAGAAAGGAAAGTGTCATTATGAAAGAATTACTGGCAACAAATAAAGTCCTCTTCTCAGCGATTGGAGGACTTATCGGATCAATCTTTGGAGAAGTCGATGGCTTTCTCTTTGCATTGATGGTTTTTATTTCCATCGATTACATCACAGGTCTCATGGCAGCAGCCGTTGAGAAGAAATTAGCTAGCAATATTGGGTTTAAGGGCATCTTCAAAAAAATTGTCCTTTTATTTTTGGTAGCAGTAGGACAAATCATTGATGAGCATGTCTTGAAACAAGGGGGCATGGTTCGTACTGCCATCATCTTTTACTATCTCTCAAATGAAGGCTTGTCCATCATTGAGAATGCGGCTAGGATTGGACTACCAGTTCCTGAGAAGTTGAAAGATGTGCTGAAACAATTGAAACAAGGAGATTAGGATGACTTTTTTATCAAAGATTAAAGACGGTTGTTTAGCATCTTGGGAGCATGGTATTCTTCCTTCCGTGTCAGCAGCACAAGCTATCTTAGAGAGTGGTTGGGGAGAGTCTTTGTTAGCACAATACCCTAATCATAATCTCTTTGGAATCAAAGCTAGTTCTGATTGGAAGGGAAAACGTGTTGACCTTCCAACTCAAGAATACATTGATGGGAAATTCGTCACGGTTGAGGCTACCTTTAGAAAGTATGACTCATGGGAGGAATCCATTAAAGATCATGCGTTGTTCTTTTCAGAAACAGCATGGCGACGTAGCCATTACCAAAACGTGCTCGGTGAAGAAGACTATAAAAAAACCTGTCTCGCTTTACAAGCGTCAGGTTATGCGACAGATCCTAACTATGGGTCAAAATTGATTACACTTATTGAAGCACATCATCTCAACACTTGGGATGACCGTATTTTAAACAAAAAAGGAGAAACGACTATGAGTAAACATTTAGTTATCTGCGGACATGGACAAGGACAAACAGGTTATGATCCTGGAGCAACGAATCCTAGTTTAGGTATTACTGAAGCAGGAAAGGTTCGTGAGTTTGCGAATCTGATGAAGAAGTATTCTGGGAATCGGATTGATTACATCACTGACCATAATGTCTATAACTACCGCAGTATTGGTAGTTTGGGAAATGGCTATGAGTCGATTACGGAACTTCATTTCAACGCTTTTAATGGACAAGCGAGAGGAAGTGAAATTCTGATTTATTCAGGCTACACAGCTGATAGTTTAGACCAAAAACTGCTAGCTATTCTAGCCAAGCGTTTTACGAATCGTGGTTTTAAACAAGTGAACTGGCTCTACAATGCCAATGTCTCAGCAAGTCGAGGATACAATTATCGATTGGTGGAGATTGCCTTCATCGATAATAATAGTGATGTGGGCATCTATGAAGCCAATAAAGACAGTATGGCTCGTGAATTTGTACAAGCCATCACTGGGCAAGCTCAAGTAATTTCACCCAGTCCCAATACTCCTCAATCAAGGGTTACTTCCTATCATGTTGGTGACCCTGTTACTGTTCAACAACATGCGACGCATTACCAGACAGGTCAAGCGATTTCGTCATGGGTTAAAGGCAAAACTTTCAAGGTTATTCGTGTGAAGGATGTTAATCAATCCAATAGTAAGAAAGCCTACCTGCTTGAGGGAATTAACTCATGGGTCTTGGAACAAGATGTCAAAGGCACAACGAACGGACATAGTGAACAGACTTATACGGTTCAAAAGGGTGATACCCTTTATGGTATTGCACGGAAGTTTAAGACCAGTGTCAGTGAATTGGTGCGACTTAACAGCATCATCAATCCAAGTCTGATCTCAGTTGGACAGAAGTTGAAACTAAAATAAGCTACACAATAGGCAGCTTTAATGGTATACTATTAAGTGTAGAAAAGTGAAGACGGTGGTTCCTAAATCCTGAAAGAGAGAGGTGATGCCTATGGGCAATTCATCAAAATCTGATGGAAAGGAGGGAGCTTTCTTTTGACCGCTTTTGAAGTCGTGCAAATCATCATTGGTTTTGGTAGTTTTACCGTTGCTTTGATTGGCTTGTGCTATAAAATCTTCAAAGATGACGACAAAAAGAAATAACCCGTCCCCACTTTTGACCGAGTTGTTGGACGAGTTATAGTCTAATTAAACGAGTCACCGTCTTTTTAACGGTCCTACATTGGGGGGTGGATTGCCGTCCAGCTCCTTTTTATAAGTTCATTATAACATACTTGTATCTCAGCGTGTTGAAATAGCCACGCTTTTTCTTTTTGCTTTTTTCAAAAACTGCGGAAAATTTGTTTCCAAATTTACTTAGTAATATGGAGGGAGTAGGTTTGCGAAAAGCTTGACTTATCTTCCCTTTAGAGTGATATATGGTGTACAAAAGTTATAGGAAGGAGCCTGAATGGCAGTAAGGTTAATTAAGACAAAAAGTAATCGTAAAAAACAACGTGTCTGTGCTTATACTAGGGTGTCAACAACAAATAGTAGTCAGCTTGATTCCCTTGAAAACCAGAAGGCTTATTTTGAAACATTCTATGTCAATCGGGAGGACGTCGATTTTCTCGGAGTCTATTACGATAAGGGGATTTCTGGGTCTAAGGAGAAACGACCGAGTTTTCAAGCTATGCTTGAAGCTTGTAGGCAAGGTCAGATTGATTTGATACATACCAAGTCCATTTCACGGTTTGCGAGGAATACCATGACGGTACTTGAAGTCAGTCGTGAGTTGAAAGCCCTAGGTGTTGGTATCTATTTTGAAGAGCAGAACATCAATACCTTATCCAATGAAGGAGAGGGCATGCTTTCAGTTCTTGCCAGTTTGGCAGAGGAAGAGTTGCAAAGCATGAGTGACAACCAGCGGTGGGCCTTTCAGAGAAAGTTTCAACGTGGGGAGATGGTCATCAACACCAAGCGATTCATGGGTTATGATGTGGACGATAAAGGAGAGTTGGTCATCAATGAAGCAGAAGCACAGATTGTGAGACGGATTTTCCAACTTTATCTTGATGGTATGGGGATGCATCGAATAGCTAAACTTTTAAATCAAGAGAATGTGCCTACGGTGACAGATGCTAAATGGCATGATACAACTGTTCGAAATATCCTAAAGAATGAAAAGTACAAAGGAACTGTCCTTCTTCAAAAATATTTTCATGTTGGTATCAATTGGCCTAAGAGATTAAACCAAGGTCAGGTAGAGCAATATTTGATTGAAGATAACCATGAGCCAATTGTTTCAAAAGAAGTCTGGCAGGCTGTCCAAGATAAGCTTGCAAGCAAAACTTGGAAACAGGGAGTCAATAAGCACTATCGATTTACGAGTATGCTTAAATGCGAGTATTGTGGGTCAACCCTCAAACGCCAGGTTACCTACAAGAAACAAATAGTTTGGTGTTGTTCCAAGTATATTAAAGAAGGTAAGGCTTCCTGCCGAGGCATGCGCGTGCCTGAGAAAGCTATTGAAGAGTGGAAACTTAGGACACCTGTAACAGTGATAGAAAGGAACGAATATGGGCAAAAACATTACAGTTATTCCAGCCAAGAAAGTGCAGCTGACGGTCACCCATCAGCAAGCAACCAAAATAAGAGTGGCAGCCTATTGTCGGGTGTCCACCGACCAAGACGAACAGCTATCAAGCTATGAGAACCAAGTATCTTACTATCGTGATTACATCTTAAAACATGAAGATTATGAGCTTGTGGACATCTATGCGGACGAAGGCATTTCTGCAACCAATACCAAAAAACGAGAAGCCTTTAACCGACTGATACAGGATTGTAGAGCAGGTAAGGTGGATAGGATTTTAGTTAAGTCCATTAGTCGTTTTGCCAGAAACACCTTGGATTGTATCAAGTATGTCCGTGAGCTGAAAGAATTGGGGATTGGTGTCACTTTTGAAAAGGAGAATATTGATAGCCTTGACTCTAAAGGTGAGGTATTACTCACGATTCTTTCTTCTCTTGCCCAAGATGAATCACGCTCCATTTCAGAGAATGCGACATGGGGCATTCGTAAGAAGTTTGAACGTGGAGAGGTTCGTGTCAATACCACCAAGTTCATGGGGTATGATAAAGATGAGAATGGTAAGCTAGTCATTAATCCAGAGCAAGCAGAGGTAGTTAAACATATCTATCAACAGTTCCTAAAAGGCTACAGTCCAGAAAGCATTGCCAAGGAACTTAACACTAACGGTATCAAGGGATGGTCAGGAAAAGCCAACTGGTATCCTAGCAGTATTCTCAAAATGCTTCAGAATGAGAAGTACAAAGGTGATGCCTTACTTCAGAAAACCTACACGGTGGATTTCCTTACAAAAAAGCGAACAGAGAATGATGGGCAGGTCAATCAATACTATGTGACCAATAATCATGAAGCCATTATTGATACAGAAATGTGGGACACTGTTCAAGAAGAATTGGCAAGGCGAAAAGACTTCAGAGAAAAGCACAAGCTGAAAACCTATATCATGCAAAGTGACGACAATCCTTTTACCACTAAGGTCTTCTGTGCCGAGTGTGGTTCTGCCTTTGGACGAAAGAACTGGACGACCAGTCGAGGTAAACGCAAGGTTTGGCAGTGTAACAACCGCTACAAGGTCAAGGGACAGATTGGTTGCCAGAACAACCATATTGATGAAGAAATGCTTGAGAAAGCCTTCATGAAGGCAGTGGAATTGCTTCAGGAACATAGAGCAGATGTGGTGGTTAAGTGGCAAAAGTTAGAAAAGGGAACTAATCTGCTGCATAAGCACTATGCCAAACAAATGTATCAGTTACTAGATTTAGAGAAATTTGATGGAACTATCATGAACAAAGTTTTAGATCACATCAGTATTTCAGAAGTCGGACAAATTATCGTGATTTTCCTAGAAGGAACTGAAGTAGAATTATAA